TCACAACATATACACTATTCAAAAAGTGATTTAGACTATACACTAGATGTCAATAGAATATTTGATAACCTTTATAATGAGGAAGAATAATGGCGGTATCAGGCTCAACAGACTTTGAATTAGACGTAGCAGATTACGTTGAAGAGGCTTTTGAGCGTTGTGGCTTAGAAGCTAGAACAGGATATGATTTAAAAACAGCAACAAGATCTCTCAATCTGATGTTAGCTGACTGGGCAAATCGTGGCTTAAATCAATGGACTATAAAGCAAAGAACGATTTCTTTAGTAAAATCTGATGGTGAATATAGTTTAGATCCTGATGTTATTGATATTTTAGCTGTTGTTGTGCGTAGGGACGGCACTGATTTTAATATTAGTAGAGTAAGTCGTGATGAGTTTTTAGCAATTCCTACTAAAACAACTGAGGGAAGACCTACTCAATTCTTTCTAGACAGGCAAATAACGCCGAATTTAAAGATATGGCCTTTGCCTGAGAACAGCACAGATGTTATAGTATATGACTCATTAACTAGAATAAATGACGCTGATACAGCTAAAAACACAATGGAAGTTCCATTTAGGTTTTATCCATGTTTAGCTGCTGGTTTGGCTTATTATTTATCGTTAAAACGTGCGCCAGAAAGAGTTCAAATGCTCAAGGCTGTCTATGAAGAAGAGTTTCGTAGAGCAATAGATGAAGACAGAGACAGAGCTTCTTTTCAAATATCTCCAAGTTTAAGGAATTATCGTATTGTCTAGGTTTGCAACAGGTAAACATGCTTTTGGCATTTCAGACAGGTCTGGCTTCAGATACCGTCTAAAAGACATGCGCAAAGAGTGGAATGGCCTGTTAGTTGGTAAGGATGAATACGAAGAAAAACACCCTCAATTAGAGCCTTTTGGTAAAGTCGCAGACCCAGAAGCAATAAAAAACGCTAGGCCAGAAACAGATTTGGTAAATCAAAGAACGTTTCAATATGGTTTTAATCCTGTTGGTTTTAAAACTGTTCCCGGAATAGTTGAAGAAAATGATTTAGTTGCTACAGGTCAAGTTGGTACGGTCACACTTTTCTTTCCTAAAACTTTAGGATCAGAGGCTACTGGTGAAGTTGGAGATGTAACAGTAATTTTACCCGCTTCTGTAACAGTTGCGGTATCTGGTTTTGCTTCTGCAACAGGTTCTGTTGGAACTGTTTCTGTTGAAGAAGGAATAGTCGTTTCAGTTACAGGATCTAGCAGCTCCTCTTCTGTTGGTACTGTAACTGTTTCAACGGCAAATGTAATCGCTGTAGTTACAGGTTCTGCTGGCGCTGCTTCTGTTGGTTCTGTGACTACTTCAACAAATGTAACTAATTACGCTGTTACGGTTGCCACGGGAACAAACTCTTATGGAACAGGTAATAAATTTTACATTAATGGATCTGTATCACCAACTCTCACCTTAAATGAAGGTAGTACCTATTGGTTTGATCAGAGCGACTCTAGCAATAGCTCACATCCTTTGCGTTTTAGCACCACCGCAGACGGTACGCATAACAGTGGTTCAGCTTATACCACGGGAGTGACGACAGTGGGAACTCCGGGCAGTGCAGGATCTTATACGAAGATAACAGTTGCTTCTGGTGCGCCCACGTTGCATTACTATTGTACCAACCATTCAGGTATGGGAGGCCAAGCGAACACACCATGAGTTTTACATTTGATAGTTTAAAGCAAGCAATACAAGATTATACAGAAAATTCTGAAACAACTTTCGTAACTAATCTTCCTATTTTTATTAGGGCGGCTGAAGAACGTATACTTAAAAGCGTTCAATTAAATCTTTTTATGCGTAATCAGCAAGGTACTATGTCATCAGGAAATAAATTTCTTGGTGCGCCTAGTGATTTTTTAGCTCCTTTTTCTTTGACTTTAACGTCTAACAGCGAAAAAGAATTTCTTGAATTTAAAGATTTATCTTACATTGAGTCTTTTCATCCTAATGAAACAGAAACAGGAAAACCAAGGTATTATGCTCAATTTGATGTGGGTAACTTTATATTAGCTCCTACACCTAACGCTGATTATGAAGTAGAAGTTCAATATTTGTTTAGACCTGCTAGTTTAACATCTGGTGCAGGCACAGCTACATCTTGGTTAAGTGAGAATGCAGAGCTTTCTTTATTATATGGTTCTTTGGTAGAAGCGTATATATTTATGAAGGGTGAGCAAGACATGATGGCTATGTATGACAAAAGGTTCGCAGAGTCATTACAAGGTCTTAAAATGTTGGGAGAAGCAAAAGAAACTACGCAAGATTATCGCGTTGGTAAAATTGTGAGGAATAAACAATAATGTTTAAATTAAATTTTGATGTACCTAGCGATCCAATCGTTAATGTACAAACAACACAAAATCGAGGATTTACCCCCGATGAAGTTGCAGAACGCTGTGTAGAAAAGCTGATTAGTGTATCTGATGACGCACATCCTGCTATAAGGGATCAGGCAAAAGCGTTCCAAAAGCACATGGAAAAGGTGGTTGCATTTTATATGCGCGAAGCTATTCGCAGTGACCGCACAACCGTGTATAATGCCCTTAGAGATGCAGGGCATCCAAAACTGGCTGACGCAATAAGGAGATTATGACATGGCGATCACTCAAGCAATGTGTACTTCTTTCAAGAAAGAGCTTCTTGAAGCAGGACACAACTTTAAAAACTCAGGAGGAAGCGCTTTTAAGCTTGCTCTATACACTTCATCAGCAACCCTAGGTGCTTCAACAGCAGCTTATGCTACGACTAATGAAGTTAGTGGCACAGGTTATTCTGCTGGTGGATCGGCTCTAACTAGAGTAGATCCTAGTACAAGTGGTACAACTGCTCTTACTGATTTTGCTGATTTGACGTTTTCAACGGCGACAATTACAGCAAATGGAGCGTTAATATACAATGATGACGCATCTAATGACGCGGCGGTAATTGTTTTGGCGTTTGGTGGCGATAAGACATCAACTGCTGGTGACTTTACTATTCAGTTCCCAACAGCGGACGCGAGTAACGCTATTATCCGTATCGCCTAAAGGTTAAGTCCTATGGCAGCAATTTCGGGTTGGGCGCGAGGCACATGGTCCCAAGGGACTTGGGGCGAACCCATTCCAGTTGTTGTTACGGGAGTGGCGGGAACAGGTGCGGTTGGATCTGTTTCTGTCGTTGCGGAAGCTAGTGTTCCAGAGACAGGGCTGGCGGCTACAGGTGGCGTTGGCTCTGTTGTCGTTGCGGCTGCTGCTGATGTAGAGGTTACAGGCTCTACAAGCACAGGCTCTGTAGGTTCTGTCGTTGTTACAGGTACAGCAAATATTTCCGCAGCGGGATCTGCGGGTACAGGAGCCGTAGGATCACCAACGATTAGCGGTGATGCGATTGTTCCAGAAACAGGTTTATCTTCTACAGCTTCCGTTGGTAGTGTAACCGTTGCCGCGAATGCAGACGTTGGAGCTACAGGATCTGCTGCTACAGGTGGGCTAGATTCTGTAACGGTCACAGGTGCAGCCAACGTTCCAGAGACAGGTATTTCTGCTACAGGTGGCGTTGGTAGTGTCACGATAGACGCTGCTGGTAATGTTGTTACGACAGGTGAAGAGGCTACTGGCGCGGTAGGTACGGCTACTGTTGATGCAGCAGCAAATGTTTCTGTAAACTCTAACTTTGCTTTTGTAAGAGGATATGTCGGCACTGTCATTGCTGGTATTTCTGTAGAGTTTGTAACAACGGGATTGTCTAGTAGCACAAATGTTGGTAATGTAACGGTAGAAGCAAACGCAGATGCTATCGTAACTGGCGTTGAGGCAACAGGAGATGCAGGAAATGTTAGAGTATTTGATCAGGTTATTCCAGATCAAAAACCAAGCTTTCAGCCACCTGTGCCGGGTACACAGCCCGGCGATCCGCTATCAAGCCCCTCTTATAGGGAGCCTGAAGGAGTACCCGGTGGATTTGTTCCGGGGGATCGTTTACAAGCCCCAACATGGAAAGACGTAGCATAGGAGAATTATATGGCTAGTACGTTTACAACAAACTTTGCGATTGAAAAGCCGGGTACTGGTGAACAATCTGGTACATGGGGTACTACCACAAACCTTAACTTTGATATATTTGATAGGTTGGCTGGATACAAAAGCGTCACCGTATCAGGTACAACACACACTTTAACTGTTAGACCAAGCTCTCCATCTTCTGGATCGAGCAACGCATCAGACGGTATGTATCGTGTGATTGAGTTCAAAGACTCAGGATCTGATCTCGGTGCAGATGTTACTGTAACAATAGCACCAAACACAACTCAGGCGTTTTTTATCTTTAAAAATTCACTAACTGCTGATAGAAATATAGTTGTTACACAAGGTAGCGGAACAAACGTTACCGTTCCCGGCACAGGAAAAGTCAGTATTGTATACGGTGACGGTGGCGGATCAGGAGCAAATATGGTAAGCTTGAGTGACACTCTGGCGATGTCAAACCCTGAGATCACAGGTGGTGTAGCGACAGGATTGACAGACTTGAGCATGGCAGATGCTACTGCACAGGGCAAAGCTCATACTGGTTTAAATGTAGACGCGGCGGGTACTGCTGCCGCATTAGCGATTGCGTTAGGATAGTTAGATGGCAACAAACAACTTCAAACGAAAGTTCTCAACAAACATAGGCACCACGGCTACGGCGGTTGGTGGCTATCAGGTTTTGCTAGATGTACAGACCACAGCGATAGGTCTTTCTTTGGCTAACGTATCAGCCTCTCAAGTGACTGCCACTGTTACTTTGAACACACAAGCGGGTGATACAGTTCATATTATTAAGGATGCACCAATACCAAGCGGCGGTGCGTTGATACCAATTGGTGGGGATATGAAAGTCGTTATGGAGCATAATGATCAGATAAAAGTTACGTCTGATACAGCATCGTCAATTGATGCGATTTTGGATATACTTGAAATAGATTCATCAACGTAGGAGCTATAGATGCCATATTTAGGTAACGAACCAGCCGTAGCATACACTAGCACCACGAAGGATAGCTTCAACGGTGATGGCTCTACTACTGATTTTACATTGTCTAAAGCAGGTAATAACAACGCTCTTCGTGTAGTTGTAGAGAATGTTGTCCAAGATCCCGGAGTCGCGTACACATGTGTAGGCACTACGCTTTCTTTTACTTCGGCACCTCCTACAGGAACGAGCAACATCTACGTTGTTCATTTAGGTCCACCCGCAGCTAGTATTGTTCCCGCAGCAAACACAGTTGGTGGATTGTTTAAGGGTGAGCGCGGCGAGATTGGACAGACCAACTCTGGCGGTGATATTTTTAGAATTAACGAGCAGACTCTGAATAGTGACGTTACAATAGACGCGACAGAGAATGCCTCCTGCACCGGACCTCTTGCAGTAGCAAGTGGTAAAACAATAACCATCACAACAGGGGGGAACTTGTCCATTGTCTGAGATACGAGTTACAACGGTAAGTGATACGGCTGGCACTGGCCCTGTTACGCTGACTAAGCAAACTGCTGCTAAAGCATATAACAATACCACTGCGGATGGTACGACAATTAACGAAAGCTTCAATATAAGTTCTTTAACAGATAGTGGCACAGGTCAACGAACTCACAATGTAACTTCGAATTTTGCCACTACAACATATGTTCCGCAACTAAGTTTAAATAACAATAACTATGACCAATGGTGGGTGGCTGATATTGCAGCTACTGGTTGGAGTACAAACAGTTACGATGGCAGTGCGTATCAAGACGCAAGGCACGTTACTGTAGCATTTGGAGGCCTAGCATGAGTACGATAACGGTCACAAACATCAAAGCCACAGGTGAAACAGCTAGTCGTTCTGCTACAAGTGTTGCTGCAGTAATTGTTAGATACAATATGTCTGGGGCAATTCAAGGAACTTCTATAAATGTTTCTTCTATAACGGATAGCGCAACTGGTAGACTTTCTCCACAATTTACCAATGCTTTTACTAATGCAAACTATGTTTTTCAGGCTACATGCTCAGATACTTTAGGCGGCTCTAACAAAGCACAGATAGTTAACCAAGACTACGGAGGCACTGTAAGTTCAAGTGAAACAAGAGCGGGTATGGTAGACGGTGATAACGCCAACACCTATACAGACGCAGAGTTTTGTAGTGTTACTTTATTTGGAGACTTAGCATGAGTACACTAGAAGTATCAAATCTCAACGATGGCACAACAACTGTAGCGACTACGTTTGTTACCAATGGGTCTGCAAAGGTTTGGGCTTTTTATAACACAGTAACAAGCACAAATTTATTTGATAGTTTAAATGTAAGTAGCCTTACTGACCAAGCTACTGGTAGTACTGCTGTAGCATTTACAAGTAACATGGGTAACGATGATTACTCTGTTTCAGGAGTTGGTGGACATTTTGGAAGCTCAGTTGGTTTTTTTAGTGATATAAACGATAGAACTGCAAGTGTCTACGATCACAGTAGTAGAGCCGCAGATGGTTCAGCTATAGATTTTGACAGGGCTTCTTTAACTATTCATGGAGACCTAGCATGACCCACGGACATCTATGGGATAGGTTAGCAGAAGCTAAGACTAGGTTAGACCCAGTGCAGTCTAAGTATCGTGTGCTGTTCGAAGACCCATCCGCACCTGACGAACCAGCCAAGGTATTAGTACCAGATCCTAACTGGATGGCGTGTGCATTGGAGGGTGGGATACTGCCACCTATAGAGACTTACCAGCGTGACAGAGATGTGCCTGATGGACAGCCTAAAGAGCATCCATACGCTGCGCCAATCCCTGCGATGACAGAGGAAGAGGCGATAGAATATCTAATTATGAAGGACATCTCGCCAAATGTATGGCGTGATTACGAAGGAAACAGATGCATTATGCGTATTGTTCCTGTAGAATTGATCCCAAGTGATCGAAACTTCCGCAATGCATGGCGGATTAACCAAGAAACGGAGATGGCAGCATGACCACCTACATCAATATAAACGGCGATGTTCGTGACGCATCGTCCCTTACAGTTCCAAGTGACCGCACATTTCGTGGTGCATGGAAGTTCAACGGCGATGCCGTAGAAATCGACATGGCAGCAGCCAGAGAAATACACAAAGACAATCTCAGAGCAGAACGTGCGCCAAGATTAGAAGCTTTGGACGTTGATTATATGAAAGCGTTGGAAGCTGGTAGCGGTGCAGATGCTATAGCTGCGAAGAAGAAAACTCTTCGTGATGTGACGGCTGACAGCAAGATTGCAGACGCATCAACGCCAGACGCATTAAAAGCGTTGGATTTAGCCACGCTATTAGGAGAGTAGACAATGAGCAAGGCACGAGAACTAGCTGAACTAGGTGCGGTTTACGATAGCGGTGCCTTGTCGAACCGTAATATAATTATTAATGGGGCAATGCAAGTTGCTCAAAGAGGAACGTCAAGCACTGGCTTGGGTGCTACCACTGGATACTACACCGCAGACAGGTGGAAACACGATTTTTCTAATACTTCTGGTAGATTAACAAGTTCTGTTGTTGGAATAACAGATTTAGCAGGGTTTAGGAGTGCTTTAAAATTTGCTTGTACAACAGCAGATACATCTATTGCTGCAAATGAATTGTTTGTTTTAAATCAACCAATAGAAGGATTTAACATTCAAAGCGTTGGGTTTGGAACGGCTAGTGCTAAACCATTAACTTTGTCTTTTTATGCAAAAGGAAATGGTAATGCACAGTATACTGCTCAGTTACAAACAGGAGGGAGTAACGAGATATCTGCTTCTTTTAATGTAACATCTTCATGGCAAAGATTTGAAATTAATTTTCCTGCAGCAACAAGTGTTGGTTCAGTGTTAAACAATAATAATACCACACAGTTATTTTTACAGTTTTGGTTAGTTGCAGGATCTACTTACTCTGGTGGTACATCTCTTAATACAACTTGGGGTAGTCCAAATAATAACACGATGGCTGTAGGAAATGATAATTTTTTTAGCAGCACAAGTAATGAGTTTTTTTTCACTGGCGTTCAGTTAGAACTCGGAACAGAAGCCACGCCCTTTGAGTATCGGTCATATGGGGATGAGTTGCAGAGGTGTCAGCGATATTGCTTCGTAACGCCTACTGGTCAAACATATAGTTGGACAGCACTTAGCGGTTACTGTAATTCAACGTCAAACGCTCTGACTTTTTATCAATATCCAGTTAGAATGCGAGCTACACCTACTCTTGCAACGTCAGGAAGTTTTCAAGTAGCAGATGCACTTAGCACTTATGACATAACCAGTCAAAGCATAGCCGATGCGACAGATTACACTGCCAGAGTAGATGTAGGAGCAAGTGGTTTGACTGCAGGGAGAGTGGCTGCGGTTAGAAATAAAAACGATGCTACGGCAAAAATAACATTTGATGCGGAGTTATAAATGAACATTAAATCGGCACAATACAAAAGCAGTGAAGGTAGGAACGTGTCTGTTACTTTAGTGCTAAATGACGATGAAGAAACTATTCTTTCTGTTCCATTAGACCCAGCAAACCGTCACTACACCGCTATCCTCGAATGGGCTAAAGAAGATGGAAACACAATACAGGAGGCTGATTAATGCCATATATAGGTAATCAACCGGGAACGGGTGTAAGAAGCCGTTTTATTTATACAGCGACTGCCTCCCAGACCACGTTCACAGGGGCTGACGATAACAGCAAAACGCTGAAGTACGCAGATTCTGCATACGTTGACGTATTTTTAAATGGCGTGTGCCTTGTGCCGGGAACAGACTATACTGCCAGTACAAAAACTAGCATCGTATTAACTCAAGCTGCTTCGTTAAATGACACTTTAGAAGTCATTGCGTATGACATAGCGACAATCTCGGACACAGTTTCAAAGGCTGATGGTGGGACTTTTGAGGCCGATATTGGTGTAAGCAATACTTCTCCTGATCTTACTTTTACAAACACTACCTCCGAGGACACTGACGGAGGCAGAGAGTCTACGGTAACTTTTAAAGGTAAACAATCTGGTAGTGAAGAAAGTACGCTTGCCCAGATTCAAGCTAGCCATGACGGTACGGCTGACGATGAAAAAGGCGATTTGATATTTAGAACTAATGATGGTTCTGATGGTGCTAGTCCAACTGAGGCTATGAGGATAGCATCTGATCAAAAAGTTGGTATAGGAACAAATAGCGGTACTGGCAAGCTAACCGTTCAAGATAGTTCTTTACCTAAAATACAAGCTAACTTTAATGGTGCAGCGCATTTAGAACAGGGTGTTGGTGGTTCTGGTTGTGGTTTTTCAATGACTACTGGTCACTTTATGACCTTTAATCATCAGCCTTATGCAAACGCTGGTAGTGATACTAATTTAACAGAACGTATGCGTATCGACAGCAGCGGTAATTTGTTGCACTCTAAAACTAGTTCTGATGGTGGTGTAGTTGGTCATGAATTAAGAACTAATAGTTTTGGTATTCACACTGTTGATAGTGCTGCTGCATTATATGTACGGAGACTAACTAATGACGGTACCGTTATGTTTATTCAAGGTAGTGGAGGAACTTATGGAGCTATTGGTGTTTCTGGTGGTAATAATATATACATATCTGGTACTGCAACCGCTCACGCAGGATTAACTTTTGCAACAAGATCAGTTTTGCCCTCATTAGAAGAAGCTGTAAACGATGATGGAACAGATTTAGGCCAAAACGGAAATGTGTTTAGAGATATATATGCAGGTAACACAACTATCCAGACATCTGATGAAAGAGAAAAACAACAGATTGCATCACTTACAGATGCAGAAATTACAGCAGCAAAAGCTTTAAGCAAACTGTTTAAAACTTTTAAATGGAATAGTGCAGTAGAAACTAAAGGTGACAAGGCTCGAACACATACTGGTCATATTGCACAACAAGTAGAAACTGCAATGTCAGACGCAGGGTTAGACGTAGGAAACTATGCTTTCTTTGTTAGTGGAACTTGGTGGGAAACACAGACAGAAGTTCCTGCTGTTGAAGCTGACGAGGAAAACGGCATAGAAGCGCAAGACGCTTACACTCGCACAGATACATACCAAACAAAAGAAGAAGCACCAGAGGGGGCAACAGAGCGTAACAGAAAGAGTCTCCGTTACCCTGAGTTACTAGCGTTTATTGGTGCAGCAACAGAACAAAGACTAACTAGTATAGAAGCTAGGCTAACGGCACTGGAGGCAGGATAATGGCAGTATCAAGAATCAACGAAGCTGGCCTCAACGTTAACCAGTATGGGAACAGGAACCTTGTTATTAATGGGGCGATGCAGGTGTCACAGAGGGGTACGTCCTTTACTGGTTTAGGTGGGTCAACTGGGGCTGTTTACACTTTAGATAGGTTTGCAACATTTGATTCTGCTACAGCAGGACGAGCTACTGTTACACAAGATACTGATTCTCCAGATGGATTTTCAAACAGCTTAAAAGCGGCTTGTACTACTGCTGATACCTCTGTTGCGGCTGGAGAAGTATTTAAACTAGAACAAAGAATTGAAGGACAAAATTTACAGCAAATAGCAAAAGGAACTTCCTCTGCAAAACAAGTCACAGTTTCTTTTTATGTAAAAGCGAACGCTTCGGCTACTTACACTATTGAATTAGAAGATGCAGACAATAATAGATATAACTCTCAAGAATTTTCTGTAACGACAGGATGGACAAGAGTTACAAAAACATTTGCCGCTGACACAACTGGTGCTTTCGATAATGACAACGGACCTTCTTTAAAATTAAACATTTGGTTACACGCAGGGTCTAACTTTACGGGTGGCACACATACAGATAACGTATGGCATACTACTAACAACCAAAGAGTAGGGGATAGTCAAACTTCTTTTTTTGACAGCACTAGTCGTACCTTTTATATCACAGGCTATCAGCTAGAAGTAGGCGATACTGCCACGGATTTCGAGTATAGAAGTTTTGCTGATGATCTTGCACGATGTCAGAGATATTTTTTTCAAATGGGTGGTGAAGGACTTTTTGAAAGATTTGCTGACGGTTTTAACAATTCTTCAACACAGGCAAGGTGTGTAACACATTTTCCAGTTACTATGCGTTCTGCTCCTTCTGTAGCATATACTAGTGATCTTCTTATTGCTAGTTCAGCATCTAATGGTGATGTAACTAGTATAGTTGCTGATTATAATAATACACACATGGGTCATGTTAAATATAACGCTTCTGGTGCTTCTCTCACTGCTGGGCAAGGAGCCACTATTGCTGCAAATAATAGCACAAATACAAGATTAAAATTTGAAGCAGAGCTATAGGAATAAATATGCAAATTACAAACGCACAATATCACACAGACGACAATGGAAACAATACTTGTATTAATTGTACAATAAATGGGACTAAGTGGAGTGTGCCTTTAGATCCAAATAATGCTCACTATGTAGCCATCCTTGAGTGGGCAGAAGAAGACGGCAACGAGATCCAAGCAGCGGAGTAATGTTACATGCCACTAAGCAAGCTCCAGTTCAAGCCGGGAATCAACCGAGAAGGCACCAACTATTCTAACGAAGGTGGTTGGTTTGACGGAGATAAAATCCGTTTTAAGTCTGGCTATGTGGAGCGTATTGGTGGCTGGCAAAAGGTAGCAACAACTACATTTGAAGGCACCTGTCGTAACATGCTTAATTTTGTTACGCTTGCTTCAGAAAACTTTATGTTCATGGGTACGCACGAAAAAGCGTATCTTGAAGATGGCGGCACTTATTATGATATTACGCCTCTTCGTACAACGCTAACCCTTGGCTCTAATCCTATTACAACAGGAACTGCGGGTTCAGGAATTATTACTGTTACGGCTAATTCACACGGTTCTAAGGCAGGAGGCTACGTTACTCTTGCAGGTGCTACGACTACAGATGGTATAACGGCTGCTGAGATAAATCAAAACTTTGAGATACTTACTGTCGCTACAGACGGTAATTCATTTACGGTAGACACAGGCGGGTCAGCTTCCTCTGGATCTACAGCAGGGGGCGGTGGGTCTGTTACAGCAGCTATGGAAATAGATGTTGGCTTAAATACTACAGTTCTTGGCAATGGTTGGGGCGCAGGTACATGGGGTCGTTTTACTTGGAGTTCTGGCGCTGGATCGTTAGCAGGACAAAATCTCAGACTGTGGATGTCTGACTCTTGGGGTGAAGATCTAATTGCTAACTTAGTAGATGGAAGTCTTTATTACTGGGATGCTACAAACGGTAAAGATGCCAGAATGGTTGAGCTTGCTACCGTTGGGGGTGCTTCAAACGTTCCTACCATAGTTCGTAAAGTTATGGTTTCTGATGTTGATAGGCATGTATTATGTTTTGGCTCAAACCCGCTTGGTAGCTCAACACTCGATCCTCTATTAATTAGATGGTCTAGTCAGGAAAGCGTAACAGATTGGACACCGACAGCCACTAATACAGCAGGTGATATAAGGTTATCACAAGGTTCAGAGATAGTAACAGCTATCAGAACCACTAGACAGTTTCTTGTTTTTACAGAAAATAGCTTGCATAGCGTACAGTTTGTTGGCGCTCCATTTACTTTTGGAACTGCACTAATTGGTACAAATGTTCGGATTGCGGGTCCAAACACAGCAATTTCAGTAAATGATATTGTTCTTTGGATGGGTCAAGAAAACTTTTATTTATACGATGGTCGTATACAAACAATACCATGTTCAGTAAGAGAATATGTTTTTAATGACATAAATAGAAACCAGTCATTTAAATTCTTTTCAGGAAGTTTATCAAGCAATTCAGAGGTTTGGTGGTATTATTGCTCAGAAAGCAGTAATGAAATAGATCGTTACGTTATCTATAATTATTTAGAAAAAGTATGGTATTACGGAACGCTAACCCGAACAGCTTGGAATGACAGAGGTGCTGGTAATAGACTATTTCCACAAGCCCCCGGTACAGACGGCGCTTTGTATAACCACGAAAATGGTTTAGATGATGGTAGCGTAAACCCACCAGTGGCTGTTAATGCTTTTGTTCAATCTGCTGATTTTGATATTGGCGATGGTCAACAATTTATGCTTATGAATAGAGTCATACCAGATCTTAACTTTTCTGATTCAGTAGCTTCAGAGCCGCAAGTTACGTTTACTATGGGTGCTAGAAATTTCAATGGTAACGCAACGCAAAGCACAGAAAATGGCAATGTTGTAAGATCTTCTGTTGTTTCTGGTACAGATAATTATACCGATCAAGTTCAGATGCGATTACGAGGCCGTCAAATGAGCTTAAAGGTTGAAAGCAACACAACTGGCGTTAAATGGCGATTAGGCAATCCTAGACTTGATGTGAGACCGGATGGCAGGCGATGAGTACAAAGATTATTAGATCTATTATCCCGATTGCGCCTCAACAGTACGAGTCAACGTATGTAAATCAATTGGCTAGAGCATTAGACAATGTTATTGAAGATCAAAGAAATCCGCTTTTAAATATACCTAATATGCCAAACGTAAGCGTAGCTAGTATTTTAGAAGAGGGTGATCTTTTTGAAGATAATGGTTTTGTAAAAATTAAAAAGGCAAGTGCATTCGCTGTAACAACAAACGTTGGAACAACAGCATTAGGAACAGTAACGGTGGTGATATCATGACAGACATACTTATTATGCCAGATGGCAGTAGATGGAAGCCTTCTACAAGCACAGATGTAGTAGAGTGCGCAAACTGTGATAACGCAGTAGATACTCCAGAGGAAATTGCCTCTTATCCAGATGGCAACTGCCCTGACTGTGGAGAGTCATGGACAGGAAGCGAAAAGCGTAGCACAACTATAACTGTGACTATGCCCGAACAAATATCTGGTGGATCAGGCTGATGGGAGATAAACTACCAAAGGTCAGCATTGCTGTCGTAGGTGTAGTGATAGCTCAAATTGGGGGCTTTATTTGGTGGACTGCACAGCAAGCTAGTACGATAGCTAATCTTGAAGAAACGGTGAACGTTTTGACGGTAGAAAACAATGCTACCGACAGGACAAATTTGATGCGAGATGTTGAAGAAAACAGCGAAAGAATAGATGAAATAATAGATTATATTGTTGAAGTTGAAGAAGATGGTGAAGAAACAATAGAAGACATTTATTCTGAATTTGAAGATGTGTACGAAACGCAAGAAGGATTCTTGCTACAATTTAATCAAATCATCAAATTGCAAGCTAGAATAAAAACTTTAGAAAATACAATGGAATACCTCACAAGACGCCCTATGAACTCTGATGGTAGGTAAATATGGACCCTATCACAATCCTTGCAGGACTAAAAACAGGACTGGCTGCAGGCAAATCCGTGGCTTCTTTGAGCAAACAAATAGGACAGTTTTTTGATGCAACAGACAGCGCTAAGAAGAAGTTACAGCAGAAAGGTGTGTCTGGTAAAAATGTAAATGCTATAGCAATGGAGAGGTTTGCTAAACTTAGACAGGCCGCTGAAGCCGAAGAGGAATTGAAAAAATACATATCAGAAACGTTGGGGCCGTCACACTGGCAAACTCTTTTGAAAATTAGAAGAGAAGTCTTGCAAGAAAAAAGAGAGGCCGAGGCACAAGCCAGAAGGGATCAAATAGCGCAGCAAGAGTTAATGATTACTGTAGCAGGTATACTTGTCTTGTTGATTTTTACGTTTGTTGGTGCGGCTGCTTATTTGCATTATATGAATTGGATTGATGTGAGGGATTACTTCCCATGATATACGTTTTAATTTTTTTACATTTCATTAGTACAGATCGGTTATATTATTATCAAATCGGCACATATTCGGATAAACAAGAATGCCTCGAACAAGCAGAAAAGGCAAAAATAATGGTGACACACAACAGTATGAAGGTGACTTGCCTAGAGGTGAACGCCCAACAATAGTAGAACATGGCAAAAAGTTTGCAGGTTATGATAAAAATGGTAAGTTGATTATATTGGGATATAATAGAAAGATAGTACAGGAGTATTCAGATGCCCAAGCAAAAATACGATTTAAACGACAACGGCAAGATTGACCCAGAAGAGCGAGAAATAATGCTTGAGGATCGCCGTAGGATTATGATTGATTCTGATGCGAAAAGAGATGCGCAACGTAGGATGGCTTGGTTTAGTTTGACAGGTATGCTTGTGTTTCCATTTGGTGTTATCTTTACTGAGTGGATGGAGCTGCCACAGGCTTCAGTAATGTTGGCAAGCATGAGTAATATTTATTATGTCAGTATTGCTGCTATAGTTGGGGCTTACTATGGTTTCACAAACATGGGTAAAAACACATGATAGGACAATTATTAGGACCAGTTGCAGGTTTAGCCAGTAG